GTTTTAAATACTTAATAGCTTCATCAAACCCAAAAGTGGCCTCTCCACCTAATTCTGGGCAGTTTTCTTCATCAGCAAGAACCCATCCATCATCAAGAATATTAGACAACGTATAAATAACTCTTTCAGTTTCTCTAATATCCAATTCTTGGCCATCTTTGGTATGCATGATAACTGTTTTCTTTTCATCATCCCAATACCAATAGCCACCCCATGAAGGTAATTTTATTTTTTCTCCGTTTTGCATAAGTTTAAATGCTCTTTCAAATTTCATTTTTATTTTCCTCCTAGCTTGATGCATCTATTTTCAAATTTCTTATAAGCATCTAAATAAAGTTCTTTCTTATCTCCATTGTAAGTTAATTCATAATACATCCCATCATCTAACGTTGTGCTTAATAACGCTTTGTGATTTTGTAATGTTTTAGCATACCAAACAACGTAAACTTCAAAATCTTCTTTTTTATCCATGTGTTGCTCATTGTGCTTTCTAACTTCTTCTTTACAAATTTCAATAAATTCACCTGAACTCATTTTTTTCTCCTTTTTTACTAAAAAATTTCTAAAATAAAAGCAATTATCATAATTAAACCGAAAATAAAAAGTGGGATAAGAATTTTACATAACCCACAAATAAATAGATCAATAAGCTTTAAAGCGATTAAAAGAACGAATAATACTTTGATTACAGTTTTCATATCAAATCTCCTGATTTTAAGCAAAAGAAAAAGCCAACTTTCGTTGACTTATTATTTATTGTCCTTGTTCCCAAGCCCATTTTTTACACTTATTAAACGCTTCAATCGCTTCTTTTGGGGCATCTCTCATAACTCCATCTTTTACTTTATCTTCATACGGTTCCCATATTTTCATCAGTTCTTCTATTTCTTTAGGATAATGTCTTAAAGCCATTTTATTTCCGCCCCTTTCTGCTAGTTGAAGCTATGTATTCAGCTTCCACTTCATCATAACGTGAATACTTATACATCTTTTTGGCGTAATCACTTATCTCACCTACATTATATTCATTAATACCCATTTTATCAATGTATTTTTTTGCTACGCCACATGTGTAAGCAATATAATCAAGATGATTTTCATCAGTTATCTCACCAAATTTAGCTCTATATTCTTCTGCTTGGTTCATATGCCATAATTCATGCCTTACGGTATCCACATCTTTTTTTAATTCCTTGCTTAAAATATCAGAACAATAATATACTGTGTTGTCAACGGCGTTATATTTGCCATACGCTCCACTGTATTCGTTTATGTCAAATATTACAATTTTAGGTTTTTTATCAATCCCATACTCTTTTAGTATCTCATCATTATGAGTTTTGATTCTATGAAGTGTCATTGGTTTGATTTTTGTATTGTCTGAAACATATACTTCATCACCATAAGTAGTTACTCTTTGAGCTTTGATTTTTACATCCTCGCTGTATTTGAAATCAATATCAGAACCACTTCTTTTAACAGGTCTATACATTTGATCTATATTTTTATTAACAACTTTCTCTCTCGTATAAGCCTTTTTAAGAACATTATCAATACCATGTTCTTTCTTGAATTGAATGTTGCTGTCTTTAATGAATTGAGAACGTTTATCTTGCCATTCTCTAATCTTTTTAGCTTCTTTGGTGGAATCTACACCGCATTCATCAAGAATATTCTTTCTTTTCTTCCAAGAACGAATCTGGCGTTCATAATATCTTTGCTTTTGTTCCAGCTCGTATTGATCATCATTCCTGTTCTTGTCAAATTCTTCGGTATCAACCAAATTGTTCCTATACTCATAATCAGTAACTTCATAAAATGAATGTCTACAGTTTGCTCCTCCTAGACCATCAACACGGCCATACCCCGTTGCTTTTTTGAAGTTCTGTAGACCTTTTACAGGAGTATGAAGATAAAACAACTTACCTTGCCATTCCTGATGGGATGGTCGAGCACCGCCATGACTTGAAGTCTTTACAATGTTGATGCCCAACTCTTTGCAGTTATCCGTTTTGAATTTCAAAGACGTTTGATTGACACCACTTGTAACTGCTCTTTTAACTGCGGCATCCATTGAAGTTGTATGATCAGTATAACCAACTACTTCGATACCTTTTTGAGAAAGCTTTCTGATTGATGATTCAATGGCCTTGTCAGCATTGTTTCCTGCAACGATTCTAGAATATGCTTCATCACATGCTTTTATAAACTGCTTGTTGGTGCACTTTCTTGAAATGTTGCAAAGGTTTTTGATTTCACCTTGAGTATCCTTGATACCCTTGTTCAAATTCTTGTTTGACCTGTTCAACATGTCTTTTTTAGAAGTTTGAGCATCAGTATCTTTCAATCTCGAAAAGATATTGCTGACCGTCATTGCTATTCCGTTTTTGATAGCCGATTTTACTTTGTTTTGAGACGATTTCTTGACCTTTTGAAATTCAGTACCTGAATATTCAAAAAACTCTCTACAGGCTTTATTTTTCCATTTTGGATACTCTTCTTCGATATCTTCTAAAGATGCAAGGTTTCTTAAACGTAAACCCATCCAAATTAAAAGAAGAGTTTCTAATGTGCTGAAGTCATTTGAGACATCATCACCCGACTCTTCTAAAAATTTATCAGTTAACATTTACATCCTCTTCTGTATCGTCATCTTCATCATCATATTCAATGCCTTCAGACGATTCAGCAACTTCTCTTTTTGCTTCTTCTTCAGTCATGCCTTGCCATTTTACTTTGTATTTCCATTCGGGCATCAATCCAGCATTCACTTCTTGAAGATCAATATTTCTTTGCTTTTCGCTATCAACAAGAATACTGTCTCCCCAATCGGTTTCAACAATACATTCCATTGAATTTGATTTACCAAGTCCAATGGCCATGACATTGATTGCGTATGCTAAATCTTCAAGCACGTTATTCATACTGTCTTGAATAGCTGAAACTGTATCAAATTTTCTTTGCTTTGATGATTTGATTTCCTCTGCAGTTTTTTCAACTTGTTGAGGATCACTTAAATCACCATAAGAAAGACCACATTCGAATTCTATTCTTTTTAGAATGTTATTGAATCCTGATGCATAGTTTGCATCACGTAACTGTGGTGCATGTACTTTGATTAGCTCAGTTATTGAAATACCATTATTGTTTGAAGTGGTATCAATATCATACGTTCTAAACAATCTTCTTTTTCCTGCAGGGAGTTCAGGTTTATTAGTGTATGGATTCATCTCAAAAGCATCACTTACAGCTTCAACCGCCATTTCTCCACCAACAAATTCCCAGATATAACGGCTGTACTGTTCTTCAGCATCCTTGATTAAATCAATTGCCTTGACATAACATGGAACACCGAGAGGAGAGTTTTTATCAATCGTATTGATAATTGGAACTCTAAAGTATCCAAATAAGGGTCTATCTACACCACTTATTTCAAAATGTTCTTCCATTCCCTTCCAGTCAGGAACTGTATCCAATGCTATTTGATTTCCAAAATCATCGTATGAGTTCTGATAGTTACCATGAGCATAATCTTTTCTAACAAAGGCGTACTCCGTTTTCATATTTTTGATATTCTAAACGGGTATATACGTTTTTGCCTTTGAAAATCTGTTCTACAAAGACAGCTGCAGTTATTTTCTTTCCTTTGAAAGCTACTGGAAAAAAGCTGTCAGCATGAACTGCATCAACATATATTTGATTGCCGTCTACATATGGCTTAAAAGCAATTCCACCTTCAGCAAGCCCCCATTGAAGATCTTCATTCAAGCTTTTAATGAATTTTTGGTATTCTTTGTTTACATATTCATTAGAAGTAACTTTTGAAACGAGTTCTCTAGTTGAAGTTTTTGAAAGTTCTTCACATATCCCTTGCGCCAATGCTAAAGATTTAACACCATTTTCTTTATTAAGCCACGGCTGTTTGTTTTCCATGATATTATTCCACAATTCAATAGAATTTATCATATCACTTGATATTGCAATATCGATATCATCAACATTAAAAGCTCTTTTTATTGTTGTTGTAGGAAACATCTTGTTCTTTATCCTTTCTACTATTTTTTTAATTGCTGAAAACACTAATCATCCTCACCACCTTCATTTTTCTCAACATCAGGAAGAAATCTTCTGAGATACTTCCAAATGCCCATAATGTAATATCTCATAGCATCCATACAGTGATCATCTTCCTTAACAGGCTTTTCAACACCATTTTCTATGCTCTTTTTGTCATAGCTGTATATTACGATTTCTTTTAGGAGCATTCTTTGTTTGCTACTGAAAAGTATCTTTTTAAAGCTAATTGACTTTTGAACCCTTGAAATGCCCAACTTAACATCATTTTGAGCACCTCTTATTTTTATAAAAGGGCATGCTCTTTTTATTTCTTCAGCAAGTCCTCTTGCACTTGGATCAATATATAAATTTTGAGGATACATTCCGTAAGCTTCTTTGATTTTTTCACACGCTTTTTTAAACTTGAAAGCATATTCACTAGGAGTTAGCTGTTTACCAGATTCACGTCCTGAATGATAGAATTCATCAAGTCCAAAAGCTTTTTGCTGTACCAAATTAAGTCCCCAAAATTCAAATACAGTTGCATTCATTTGACCGTAGTCGCAAGATGCGTCTATTCTGTTAATTCCATTTATTTCATCATTCGTAAGTTCTCTATTAAGAACATGCTGATTTTCATTGAACATGTAATAGATGATTTCATCTAAACCGATTGAAATTCCAAGCCAAATCCAGTTGTACATTCTTTCATCGACTTTTTTCATTTCCATTGCTGATTGAATAAGCTTTTTACCAAGCCACTTTTCTGGAACATCTCTATAATCAACATGGATATGAATGCAGTCACTACGTTTTTCCATCTTTTTGACCCATTTAAAAATAGAAGCATTAGGATTTTTGGGAGGGTTGAAATAATACTCCATGCAGAATTCATCATCATTCCCACGAACGAATGTTGCTTCAATATTGGATATTTCGTCTTCTCCTTGGCCACGTTCGAAAAACTCGGTCAGCTCATCTAAAATAACAAGTTTGATAGGTTTTTCTTCATCAATGATCCCTTTTGTATCGTCAATAGAATCGTTTCCTGTAAAATAAACCGAATTGCCATTTTTAAGATATGTAATTTTCATTGGATTCTTAGTTATCTTAAACTGTTTTTTCTTCAATCCTAGACGTTTGATTGCTCGTTTGAATTCATTGTAAACAGTCTTAGAAAGCTTATTGTGAAACTTTCTCATGACGATTACTGAACATTCATCTTCACTTACAATCTTGTAAATACCATGAATAGCAGCGTAACTTGATTTGGTACCAGCACGTCCGCTGTCCATAATCTTATGAACATGTGAAATGTCATTGAAACAGGTCAAAAACTTTGGAATGACAATATCTGAAATACGAACCTGTTTTTTCTTAGTTTTCTTAAATTGGTGCATCATTTATAATTTCAACTCCATCATCTTCTTGATCATTCGTATTCAATTGCTTTTTCAATAGTTCAATCTTGAGTTTTTGTTCTTCGTTGGCCATGTTCAAATGACTTGATAACCATTCGAGAGCTCTAAGAGAATCTGACATTTTAATTGCCTTCCCATCCAATTCATCGGAATCTAAAAAAGCAATATCAATGTATCTTTGAACAATATCGTTAGGATCCAAAAGAATATCAGTATATAACTCTTGCTTTAGTCTTTTAATTTCTTCTTGGATTTCAGGTTTTTTAAACCATCTTGATGCCATGACACAAGCACTGTTATATTTAGCTTTGGGTTTTATTTTTAAATAAGCTTTGACCTTGTTATGATATTTTAAATAATAAATACAAAAGAGCTGATGTTCTTCATCCAGCTCACTTGTTTCTACTATTTCTTCAGCTATTTTTTTGCATTCTTTTTTGGTGTGCACACTTTTATTTTGGTGTGCACCCTTTTTCTTCTTTTTTGACCATTCATAGCGACGGCTCCATGACTTGACAGTATTGATTGTCGTACCATATTTTTTAGCAATTTCTTTTTGCTTCATGCCGTTTTTATAGTCTTCGAATGCTAACTCGTGTTTTTCCAAATCATGTCACCACCTCCATTTTTTTATTTATAGAAATAGCAGTTAAAACTGCATCGTTGTTTTTGAAAAAGAAAAAAGCTCCCGTAAGGAACTTTTTCGCAAGGGGTTTAACCTATATGTCTGAACTGTGATTTTAAATTAAATGGGATTGTTTCATTTCTTTAAAAACCACAATAGCATAATAGCATGGAAATAAGGGTTCAATCTAGGTCCACTTTGGGTCCAATTAGGGCTCACTTTGGGTTCAGTTTGGGTCCAAAATAGGTCCACTTTTAATAAAAATTTATCATTTGTGATAAAAGCGTTCTTATTTATGGTTTTTAATACTATCTCTAGAGATTTGAAACACTGCTTTCATTTGCTTTTTAGCACCACTCCCAAATAGATATTTTAAAATAAAATGTGATAAAATAAAAAAGCACATACAAAGATGTGCAATAAAAACTACGGAGGTACTAGCAACATGCTATTTACATCAAGCAAGAATATTAGCTTTGGTGTAAGGAAAGGAGCAAGTATTCATGGAATACCTAGTAATGCTCTTTTTAATCTTAGTAGCAACTAAAATGTTGTTGAACTAATCCCACACTTACTTAAAGCTAGTATTCGAAGTAGAAAAAGAGGAAGAATTGCCGTTCTTCCTTTTTTCTTTTAGCATGCTATTTTAATCCCATACTTACGAAAAGCATTGTAGACACAATGATTATTTTTATTTTAATCTTACCTCCGTGCTACATAAATAATATAACACAAACAAAGAAAAAATGGACAGTTTTTTATCGAAAAAAAGCGACATTTAGCGAGTTATATAGTCATATAGAGAGTTATAGCGACATATATAGAGATTTATAGAAAATAAAAAGAATGAAATTTCTATTCATTCTTGATACTTTCATAAAAGATATTATTCAATTTTTCAAGCGATGGGCGGTGTTCCATGTCAAGATATTTAGATAATTCTAAACATGCTTTTGGAAATTCTCTTTTGTAAGTTGATTTGCTGATACAAAACGATTCTTCTAATGTGTCAATCATTTCATTGTACCCTCTTGAACATACATACGTTCTAATGATGTTTCTATGACCTGCGTTTAGCAAATATACTAACGGCATAAATTTATCAAGTTCTTTGTTAAAGAGCTCTAGGCGCTTTGTTAGAAGCTCCCTGCGCAACATATTAGAAGTGATTTGTTCTCCTTTTGGTTTTGAAAAACCTCCAGGAGCTTCATCACTGTATTTAATTGATTGAGGGCTTGGAATGTCCTCAATTTCAAATGTTAAAGAGAATTTTTCAATATTTATTAGGCGTAATTCTCTAAGATATTTTTTAACTTCATCAATGATCTTCTTTTCTTCATCTGTATATTTCATTCCTTGCCCTCCAAAATAATTAATTATTAATTTTTATGATCTTGATAAATTGCATAAGCAATTATCCCTGCCAATTCAGCAAGGATAGTTGCTGCAACTCCACACCAAAATGGGTTAATGTACATTATTTATCACCATCTTCTTTTATTTCTACATTGCCTTCTTCAAGGTACTTTCTTTGTATTTCGAGTTTTTTAATTGCTTTCAAATGCAATTCCTTATCAAAATTAGTTGCACACGTTAAACGACCAATAACGTATTTGATTTCTTGATCAGTCAACTGACAATCATTAAGCTTTTTAATTAATATATTCATTTTAATCACCTTTTTTTGAATTTTTGACTGCATAAATCAATACCATACACAATACTTACGACCGAGAGAAAATAAAACATGAGTGAATTTCGATATGGTTGATTAATGATTGCAGTGATTATATGAGCTATGATGATTACAGTATAAATCGCTAACAGTTTTGTATTTTGTTTTAAAAACTTTTCTTTTTGTTGACGGTATTCTCGAAGCAAACCGTATAGATTGCTTATTGTTTCATTTGCAAGATCCAATCCACTAATCAATGCTTCATTTTGTTCTTTTAAATTTTTGCAACGTTTTTCTAAATCATTTTCAGCTTCTAATTTAATCTTCTGCATTATTTACCACCTACTCACTTGATTTGATATCAATAACACCATTTTCAATAACTTCTTTTGCTGGAAAGAATTGAATGTCATAGGCATAAGGATTTTCTTTTTTAGCTTTTGTTTGAATACAAGTGTATGTAACATCATTTGACAAATGTGCATAGAACAGCTTGTACTTTCCTTTTCCAGTTTTGATTGTTACGTTTAAATCTCCATCTTCATCACTATCAAGGGAAATCTTTCCCTCAACAGTGAATAATGGATCATTTGTTCTAGTATTAAGAGCAACGACTTTTCTTGTGATTTTAAAGTTGTTTGCATCTTCTCTAATATTCCAATTAACTCTAGATGCTTTTGAACATCCAGTTAAAGCAAATACGCTTGCTAATATGATTAATACTTTTTTCATTTATTTTCTCTCCTCTTTCTTTTTGATGTGGTGTCTTTCTTCATACCATTCAATATCTTCTTCAACACGTTTTAATAAATTCTTTTCTCTTACTAGATCCTTTTCACTTGCTCCTGGTCTAGTGATATAGTATTGCAAAGCATGTTTTACTGTTTGCATTCTTCTATACTGATTACCCATTTTTATCTCCTATATTTGGAATAGTAATTGGATAAAATCTTCCTTCTTGAAAAAATGTATTAGATAAATCATTGGATTTTATACATTCAAGAAATATCCATTCATTAGATTCTATTTCTTTAATTCTTACAATTTCTTCATAAGGAGCATCATATACCCACATACCAGGGGTTAAATCTTCAAATTTAAGGGGTTGAGGATGCTTGATTTCATTCATTGCATCCTCATAGCCTTCATCATATTGTCCTCTATCATAAATTAGAGCTTTTAGGAGTTCTTCTTTATCAACATTTATGCCAACTTTTTGTACAGCTTTAAATACTGAATTTTCAAAATCCTCATCCATCTTTTGAAATAATTCTTCCATTACTATTTCTATTGGTGACTTATACATTCTTCATACCTCCAAATCAATTCATCAATGGTTTCATCATCTTCGGCATCTTGAAAGTAGCCTCTCATCCTCATGCCGACTAATGTACTGATTTCATCAAAGTCATCTCCACCACATCCATCATCAGAAAATTCTTTTAATAAATCTAATTCAAATTTAGTCATCTTCCATCAACTCCTTTTTCCAATATTTTTTATTCTTTATTTTTGCATAGCTGGTACCATATATTTTATCAAAATCTTTTTCACATTTTTCCAGTTCTTCACATGCCTTATCAAGAGCCTTTTCTAATTGTTTACAATAAAATTGTAATGCTTTATTATAAAGTTTCATTTTTTTGACATTTGATTTTTTCATTCTATCCACCGCCTTATTTTCTTGGTTGCAATTTAATCTTATAAATACTGCTTAAGAAATCTATTCCTTTTTGGGTTACATAATAGTAACTTCCTACGATAGCATTAGAAGCTTTAGCAGCATTTCCCCATTTAACTAACTTTCCCAGCTTTCTTTATACTCTCCACTAGCAACAAAAAAATTTCTATAATACTCATAGACTTTTTGACCTTTTCTAATTCCATTAGGATCAAACCCTAAAGCATGACACATATTGTCAATTTCAAATAAAGCAGCAT